CTCAACTTGATAGAATCTCCAAAGATGGAATTATAACTATATCTGCCGAGAGTGGTGGTATTAGTACTGTAACTATTCCATCTCCATATACATTTAGTGGAATTAAAACTGATTCTATTATTCGATATCAAAGAGCAGGAATTTCAACTGAAATTTATAATAGAATTACGTCTATTTCACCTTCTCTAAATTCAATGACATTGGTTGCAGTTACCAGTGTTACAGGTGTATGTGATGGTTCACTTCCAACTTCACAGTATAGTGGTGAATATTCTATAGGTGCATCTAAAATAAAAAATGAACAGAATGGATTTTTATATGCAGAACTTCCAAATCCAAACGTTTCTTCTGTTAATTTAAACTCTTCTACAATCACATTTTCAGCACAAACTAATTCTGGATATACTCATAGTTCATCTAAGACTATAACCTTAAATACTGGAAATTTCAATCTAGGTATTAATTCAACATCAGCACAATTTGAAGCGTTTGATGAAGAGAGATATTCGATTTTTTACACTGATGGTTCAGTTGAAAATCTGACATCAGATAAAGTCAATTTCCCAAGTTCAGATCAAGTTACATTTTCAAATATTTCAGCAGACACAAAAACTATTGCTTGTGTTAATGCAACATTTGTTAAAAATGGAGTACAGAGTAAAATCAAGCAATTTACTCGATCAAAAACTTTAGAAGTAATTTTATCTAAAAATAATTATTCTGGAGTTGGAGTCAACACTTCAATCAATGATGGACTCACTTATAATCAATATTATGGATTGAGAGTTCAAGATGAAGAGATTTCTCTTAATTATCCAGATGTTGTAAACATTGTTGCAATATATGAATCTTTAGATACGAACACCCCAGTTCTAGATCAAGTTACATTCAATACAATATCAAATGTAACAAACAATGCGATTATTGGTGAAAATATTATTGGAAATACTAGTAATGCTATTGCTAGAGTTGTATCAAAACCCTCAACCAATGTCCTGGGTATTGTATATTTAAATGAAAATAGATTCAGAGTTGGTGAAAGTGTAACTTTTAATGAATCAAATATTCAAACCACAATAGTTTCTATCAGTCCTGGTAAATATAAAGATATAACTTCAAAATATAATTTAGATAAAGGACAAAAAGATCAATATTATGATTATTCCAGACTTGTCAGAAAGACTGGTGAAAGTTCCCCATCCAGAAGACTTTTAATTATATTTGATTACTATACAGTCCCAACTAACGACAGCGGCGATGTATTTACTGTAAATAGTTACAGTGAAGAAAGATTCTCAAGTGACATTCCAACTATTGGAATAGATGACACAAGGGCATCAGATACTTTAGATTTTAGACCAAGAGTATCAGACTTTAGTAGTACTACTTCATCTCCTTTTGATTTCTCATCTAGAAATTTTGGATCAGATCCCAAAATAATCATGACTCCAAATGAGAGTGCTTTAGTTGGATATGATTATTATCTAGGTAGAATTGATAAAATTTACTTAAATAAATTTGGAACCTTTAGTGTTCTACAGGGCACTCCATCTGTAAATCCTAAATCACCGAGTAATTTGGATGATGCAATGGAAATTGCATCCATTACACTTCCTCCATATCTGTACAGTGTATCCGATGCTCAAATTTCTTTGGTTGATAATAGAAGATATACAATGAGAGATATTGGAAAGATAGAAGATAGAGTTGAAAATCTAGAAATAACAACTTCTTTATCATTATTAGAATTAAGTACACAAAGTCTTCAAATACAAGATGCAGATGGATTAACTAGGTTTAAGTCTGGATTTTTTGTAGATGATTTTAAAGATTTAAAATTTGTTGATCTCGATAATCCAGATACTCAATGTTCTTTAAATGTTCAAGAACAAATTTTGACACCCATGGTACATCCATGGTCATTAAAACCTACTTTGGCTTTGAATACAAGTATAGATCCATTGGTGGCAGATTATTCTGCAGACTTAGATTTATTAGATCCAAACGTAAAGAAAACTGGAGATTTAATAACATTAAATTATAATCAGGTTGAATGGCTTAAGCAACCATTTGCATCTAGAGTTGAAAATATAAACCCCTTCAATGTTATTACTTATAGTAGTTCAATTAAATTTAATCCCTCCGTAGATCAGTGGGTAAGAAATATACCAATAACTAAATATCAGCAAATTTCGACTGCTTCTGATGGTTCTAGTTTTGATTACACTGGAGATGTAATTACAACAAATCAAGCAGACCAATTCTCAAGATCAAGAAATGTTGAATTTAATGTTGGTGGAATAAGACCATTTACTCAACATTATCCATTTATGAATGGATCTTCTTCAATTGATGTTATTCCAAAATTAGTTGAAATAAAAATGGTTTCTGGTCTTTTTGAAATTGGTGAAGATCTTGTAGATGATCTAGGTATATTCAAATGTAGAGTAGCAAAACCAAATCACAAAAATGGTGCATATGATAATCCAACGGAAACATATTCTCTAAATCCATATGATAGGACTCAAAATGTTCCACAATTTTATTCAGGAACATCTACTATTTTAAATTTAGATATTAAATCTTTAGCAAATGAATCTTTGGGATCTTATTATGGATATATTTCAAAAGGATCTAGATTATATGGAAGAAGAAGTGGAGCTGTTGCTGATGTAATAGACATTAGATTAATTTCGGATGCAGTGGGAACTTTAATAGGTTGTTTTTGGATTAGAGATCCAAATATTGGAAATCCAATATTAAAACTGCCTAATGGTGATAATACATTTAAATTAACTGCAAGTAAGGATAATCAAGATCCAATAATAGGTAGTACATTATTATCTTCTGAAGCTTCTGGAATTTATAGTACCTCAGGAGTTATATCAACAACGTTAAGTACTATAGTTCAAGTAAGAAATCCACCACCTCCTCCCCCAGTTCCGTCAATAGAAATTAATGAGATCGATATTGATATTGATATCAATATTGTTAATAATATTACAATTGAGCAAAAGAAAAAGAAGAAAAAGAAGAAAAAGAAGAAAAAGTGTAAGGGTAAGGATCCATTGGCTCAATCGTTTACAGTTGATGGAACTGGAGCATTCTTGACTTCTGTAGATCTTTATTTTGCAAATAAAGATAATTCTGAGCCTGTATATGTAGAAATAAGAACAGTTGAATTAGGAATTCCTACCGATCAGGTTGTTCAAGATTATGCTTCAACTATAGTATTACCTAGCCAAATTCAAACTTCTTTGGACGCTTCAATTCCTACGAATGTTAAGTTTCCATCTCCAGTTTATTTGCAACCAAATACAGAATATGCTTTGGTGTTATTATCTCCAACATCCGATAATAATGAGGTATGGATTTCTAGAACAGGTGAACCAACTATAGAAACTCAAAAACTTCCTTCAGCTGAAGCGGTTTTAGTCACTTCCCAATATATCGGAGGAAGTCTATTTAAATCTCAAAATGGAACTATTTGGACTGCAAGTCAATATGAGGATCTTAAGTTTACGCTATATAAAGCTCAATTTACTGCTACTTCTGGAGAAGTTGTATACTATAATCCAAACCTAGGTGTCAATGATTACAATATTCCAAAACTAACTCAAAATTCTATAAAAACTTATCCAAGAAAACTTAAAGTTGGAATTACAACTTCAACAACTTTAAATAATATTTTAACTATAGGTAAAAAGGTTGGAGCTGGTGGGGAGTCTCCTAGTGGATATATTGAGCAACTGGGATCAGAAATATCTTCAATTTCAGTTAGTGCTTCTGGAACTTCATATACAAATGGAATTTATTCAAACGTTCCACTGTATTCTATTACTGGTGGGGGTAGTGGTGCCGTAGGCATTGTAACTGTTGCATCTGGAATAGTAAGTTCAGTTTACGTAACTACTCCTGGAAATGGATATTCAGTCGGAGATCTGTTGGGAATAACAACTTCCAGTGTCGGTGGAAAAGGAACTAATGGTTCAGTTACGGTTTCTTCTATTAATGGAATTAATACCTTATACTTGACTGGAGTTCAAGGTGAAGATTTCTTCTTAAATTCAACAACACCATTGTACTTCTATAATGGTTCATCTTGGGTTAGTTTAGGGAATACTTACATAACTTCTTCTTCGGTCACTGGAGATTTATACACCGGAAATATAGTAGAAGTTACTCAATTTAATCATGGGATGCACGCAGATAATAATGGCATTTCTATTGTCGGAGTAAGACCAGATTCTGTTCCAAATTATTTAAGTGCTGATCTTTCTGTAACTGATAATAGTATTTCTGTTGTTGATAGTTCATTATTTAACACATTTGAAGGTATAACTACTTCCCGTGGATTTGTATTGATTGGAAATGAAGTTATAGAATATGATAGTGTTTCTACAGGATCATTAGGTATTTTAAATAGAGGTGTTCAAGATACCCAAATACAATCGCATTTATCAGGCGCATCTGTATACAAATATGAGGCTAATGGTGTTTCATTAACAAGAATAAACACTGATCAGGCCATATCCACAAATTTAACATTAAAACAACTCAGAGATTTTGACACTTATCATATAGAATTGGATATGAGTCCACGTCAAAGTGGAAATACTCGTCTCAATTTTGCCAATGAAACTTCTTTGGGAGGAAATAACATATCAGTAACTCAAAATATACAATATAGTTCCATAGTTCCACAATTTAATTTAATAACTCCTGGTCAAAATACAAAAGTAACTACTCAAATTAGAACTGTATCGGCAACTAGTGTTAGTGGAAATGAAGAGTCATTTGTGGATAATGGATATGAAAATATTGAGTTGAATAAAGTCAACTACTTCAATACTCCTAGAATGGTTGCATCAAGTATAAATGAATCTAATAATTTATTTGATTTACCACAAAATAAATCATTTACAATTAAGATGACCTTACAAAGTAATGATGTGAATCTGTCTCCAGTTTTAGATGCTCAAAGTGGGTTTGTAATTTTTAATAGAAATAGAATTAATAACCCAATAACAGATTATAGTTTAGATAATAGAGTTAATTTAGTTAGTGGAGATCCTCATACTTCAATCTATATTTCTAGAAAAATTTCTCTGGCTCAACCTGCAACCTCTCTGAAAGTTTTAGTTAGTGCAGAAAGACCTGAAGAATGTGATTTTAGAGTTTTATATCAATTATTTAAGCCTGGAACAGATCAATCTACTCCTGCCTTTGAGCTTTTCCCTGGATATGATAATTTGAAGGATTCTGATGGTGATGGTTTTGGGGATGTGGTAATAGATAAAAATAAGAACAGTGGAAGATCAGATGCATACGTATCTGCCAGTAGACTAAATGAATATAAAGAGTATCAATACTCTGCAGACAATTTAGATCAATTTACTGAATTTGCAATAAAAATAGTTATGACAAGCACTAATGAATCTAAAATTGTTAAGTTATCTGATTTGAGAGTTATTGCTCTTGCGTGATATGAATAAAAAATTAATCCCAGTAAATGGGCATAAAAACGTCTATAGAGATGAAAATAGCAATGCTATTGTAAATTGTGATACGCACGAATATGCCCAATATGTTAGAATGAGAAATGAGAAAAAGAAGCAAAAAGAAGAAATAGAAGAAATAAAAAATGATATAAGTGAAATTAAATCTTTACTGAGGGAACTATTAAATGGAACTAAATGATATAAATTTACAATCTGTTGATAAATTATTTGAATATGAGATGCAATCTCGTATTATTGATTCTCTAGATTCAGATGAACTTAAGAAATTTTCTAAATTATATTTAAAATTGTACTTAAAGCAACAAGAAACTTTGAATCTTCTTGGTCAAATATAATTATAAATATTTTTAGTAGTAAAATCGAATCATAATGGCTGCAGTATATGTTAGCAATTTGGTTATCAACGCTGGAACAGATTTTGATCAGGTTTTTACACTTGAAAACAGCTCAACCAATGATCTTCTAAATCTAACGAGTTATACTGTCTCATCGCAAATGAGAAAACATGCTGGAAGCAGTTCCTATGTTTCTTTTGCTTCTAGTGTTGTTAATGGTCCATTAGGTCAAGTTAGAATAGGATTATCAACTTCAGTTACTTCCACTTTAAAACCCGGAAGATATGTTTATGATGTCATATTGACCGATTCTTTTGGGAAAAAATCCAGGGCTATAGAGGGGATGGTCTTAGTTAGAGAAGGCGTAACGAGGTAGTATGTCAAACATCAGAGTAAGAGTTGGTACAGAAAACGCCATTAAGGTTGTATCTGCATCAACAATAGCAAACTCTCTCAATGATTTGAGAGATATTGACACTAAAAATTTAAGTGACAAATATATCTTAATGTTTAATTCTGCTAAAGGATTATATGAATTCGTCAATCCTGATGATGTTCTAATTGCCGCAGCAACTGAACCAATTTCTCCAGGTATTCCGGGAGTTTTTATTAATGGATTAGATACAGATTTGAATAGGGAAGAAAATATTGATCTTGATGGTGGATACTATTAAATAATAAATATCAATGTATAGGGGTGTAGAAAATGTCAAAACCATCTAGTCGTCAAGAACTTGTAGATTATTGTCTTAGACGTTTAGGTGCTCCTGTACTTGAAATTAATGTTGATGATGATCAAATAGATGATCTTGTTGATGATGCTTTACAACTTTATCAAGAAAGAATTTTTGATGGAGTTGAAAGAATGTATTTAAAGTACCTAATAACTCAGGAAGATATTGACAGGGGTAAGGCAAAAGCTCCATCTTCCGTAGGAATAACGACTACAACTGCTACTAGCGTTATAGGAGGTCAAACAAAGACATTTAATTTTTATGAATCATCTAATTATATTCAAGTTCCAGACTCCGTAATTGGAATAGAAAGAGTCTTTAAATTTGATACTAGTTCGATATCTGGTGGTATGTTTAGTATTAAATATCAACTATTTTTGAATGATTTATACTATTTTAATTCTGTAGAGCTTTTACAGTATTCCATGGTTAAATCATATCTGGAAGATATTGATTTTCTATTAACTACGGACAAGCAGATTAGATTTAATAAGAGACAAAATAGATTATATATTGATATTGATTGGGCATCACAGACGGCTGGAAAATATATAGTTATAGATTGCTATAGAATTTTGAATCCTAATGATTTCCCAAAAGTATATAATGATAGTTTTGTTAAAAGATATTTAACTGCATTAATTAAAAGACAATGGGGTCAAAATTTAATAAAATTTAGAGGTGTAAGACTTCCTGGTGGTATTGAATTGAACGGAAGAGAAATATATGAAGATGCTGAAAGAGAAATAGAAGATATTAAGCAGAGAATGACTCTAGATTATGAACTTCCACCCTACGACTTTATTGGATAATGGTATTAAATCCCTTTTTCCAGCAAGGATCTTCATCCGAACAGAGACTTGTACAAGATTTAATTAATGAACAACTTAAGATCTATGGAATAGAAGTAACCTATATCCCTAGAAGATTTGTAAGAAAGGAATCGATCATATCAGAGGTTACTTCATCAAAATTCGATGATAACTTTTTATTGGAAGCGTATGTTTCAAATTTTGAGGGATATACTGGAGCTGGAGATATTCTCACAAAATTTGGAATGAGTTTAAGAGATGAATTAACTTTAATAATTTCAAAAGAAAGATTTGAAGACTTCATAACTCCATTTTTAACTGATAGTGATGAAGGTGAATTAGAAATCACAAATAGACCTAAAGAGGGAGATTTGATATATTTTCCATTAGGAAAAAGATTATTTGAAGTTAAATTTGTTGAACATGAGCAACCATTTTATCAGTTAGGAAGAACTTATATTTACGAATTAAAATGTGAACTCTTTGAATATGAAGATGAAGTCATTGAAACTTATGTCGAAGAAGTTGATACTCTGGTTCAAGAGCAAGGATACATATCAACTCTATCTTTAGTTGGAGTGGGAAGCACTGCCACCGCTTCTGCTCTAATTGGTACTGGATATGTTAGGGAAATTTATATCAATAATGATGGTTATCAATATACTTCTGCTCCAACAATTACCTTTAGTCCGTCACCAATACCAGGAGGAACTGCTAAGGGAATAGCAGTAATGAGTTCAAGATCAATCAAAGATATATTATTTGTTAATGCTGGATATGGTTATAGTGTAGCACCAACAATTACGATCTCTGGAGGAGGTGGCGTTGGTGCAGCAGCCACTTGTAGGATAGAAAAATCAAAATATGGAGTTATTGGAATAGTTATGAATAGTTCTGGAGTTGGATATTCCACAGAACCCCATATTAGTATTGCTCCACCAGGAGTAGGAGTAACCGCTAAAGGAATATCGGTATTAAGTTCCAGTAATGGAATATCTACTGTTAGGATTAAAGATCCTGGAGAAGGATATAGCGTTCAACCAATAGTAACTATAAATCCTCCAGAAATAATATCAGGAATAGGAACTTATATTTTCAATGAAGTTGTAATTGGTTCAAAATCTGGAACAAAGGCGAGAGTTAAATCTTGGACTGCCTCATCTAAGATACTTAAAATTTCTTTTGTGGGGATAAATACAACATCTAGAGGGTTTATACCTGGGGAAAATGTTGTAGGATCGTCTTCCTCAGCGATATATACAATCAAAAACTATTACGATTTTGATTTATATGATAAATACTCTCAAAATGAAGAATTTGAAATAGAAGCGGAATCTATAATTGATTTCTCTGAGAAAAATCCATTCGGTACATTTTAATGCTAGGAACTTATTTTTATCACGAAATTATTAAAAAAGTAGTTATTGGATTTGGAACACTTTTTAATGAGATATACATACGCCATGATGATGCTGATGGAACCAGTATTAGCAACATAAAAGTTCCTTTGGCATATGGTCCAAGGCAAAAATTTCTAGCAAGAATAGAACAGCAACCAGAATTAAATAAGCCAGTTCAAATTACATTGCCAAGAATGTCTTTTGAAATGGTTTCTTTGCAGTATGATACTACAAGAAAAACTGGGGTTACTCAATCATTCAAAGCTTTAGATGATGGTGGACAAATTAAAAAAGTATTTTTACCAGTTCCATATAATATAGGTTTTGAGCTTAATATTTTGACTAAACTGAATGAAGATGCTTTACAAATAGTTGAGCAAATACTTCCATTTTTTCAACCGGGATTTAATATAACTATTAATTTAATTGATTCGATAGGAGAAAAAAAGGATATTCCTATTATCTTAGATAATATATCATTTCAAGATGATTATGAAGGTGACTTTTCGACAAGAAGAGTTTTAATTTATACTTTAAATTTTACAGCAAAAACATACTTGTTTGGTCCAATTTCTAGCAAAACTGATGAGATTATTCGTAAGGTTCAAGTTGATTCTTATTCATCTTCAGACGTGGCAACTGCTAAACGTGAAGTTAGATATACGGTAACACCGGATCCGATTAATGTAGAACCTCCTGACGATTTTGGATTTAATGAAAATATAGAATTTTTTGAAGATTCTAGAAATTATAGCCCATCAAGACAACAAGATATTTAATTGCCATGAAAAAAGATTATGATACAACCGAAGAAACTCTAAAACTTGAGAGTGAAGTATTGGAAATAGAAAAAATATCTAATCCAATAGGTATAGAAAAATTTAATGAAGATTCTCCCCAAAATATTGATATAAAAAAAGATTATGAATACACTAGAGCAAATTTATATTCTTTAATAGAAAAGGGGCAAGAAGCAATTAACGGCATTATGGAATTGGCAGGAGAAACTGATTCTCCAAGAGCATATGAAGTTGCTGGACAATTAATTAAAAGTGTTGGAGACGTTACTGATAAATTAATAGATTTGCAGAAAAAGTTAAAAGACGTTCAAGAAGATTCTGCTAAGACAACGAATAATGTAACTAATAATGCCTTGTTCGTTGGTTCAACTACAGAGTTATCGAAGATACTTAAGCAAGGTTTTCTAAATAATATAGATAAAAAATAATTTTTTCCAATGAGAGATCCTAAGGGACCAACTAAACCATATAAATCTCCGGAAGAACTTGCAAAAAAGCATAATATTTCATTAGATAAAATCAATAAGCAAGTTGAAGCAGGTACTAAAGTCGAAGGTGAACATACTTCAAGTAAATCCTCCGCGAAAATAACTGCTTTGCAGCATATTGACGAACTTCCAGACTATTACACTCGCTTAAAAAAAGTGGAAAAGACAGTTAAAAAAGAAGGAGTTGGTGAACAAAAATATTGTAGATTATGTAGAAAATATGAGACTATGGATGAGTGTTCATATGGACCTAAAATGTGGGAAAAATATACCAAAGAACCTTTGTCAATTAATCAAATAAAGTATAACGTAGCAACTGTACACCCAGGCAACATGCCAGAAGGGTTTAATCATCAAATAGATTCTCATAAATTTAAAGAAATAAAAAGAAAAGAAAAAATTAGAAATTTAGTTACTAGAGGATCTACTGAAGGTGAAAGAAATGTAGCTAAAAATAAACTTGGTAAAACTACAGAACTTCCAAAATTAAATAAAGAATCAATATCTATAGAAGATGCTAATGGAAATACATTTGCAGAAATAATAGATATTATTGTCCCAGAAAAACTTGTTAGTTTTTCTTCAAAAAAACAATTGGAAGAAAAACTAGGATTATGGGATAGAATTCATGCCCGTAGAGAAAAAGGTCTTCCACGCAAAAAACCAGGAGAAAAGGGATATCCTAAAACACTCAATATAGGTGAAGATCATAAAGAGATTGCTTCTGGCAAGAAAAAAGATGAAGAAGGATATATGGCAAATGTTGAGTTTGATAAAATTGAAAGATCTATTTCAATTTTAAGAAAAAAAATTACAAAAGGAAATCAACAACTTCCAGCATGGGTTCAATCAAAAATTACAAGATCAGCAGATTTTATTGACACTGCAGCAGAGTATATGTCCAGTGAAGAAACTGTTTCGGAAGGTATAAAGCAGGCAAGAAAAAATGTTGGAGCAAGTAAGTGTTGGACTGGAAAAAAACTTGGAAATCCTCCAACAAAAATGAAAGGTGGTAAAGAAGTTCCAAATTGCGTTTCGGAAAAATATTCAGATTGGAGAAGAGATCTCGGAGAGGATTGGCAATCAGCAAATCGTAAAGATGGAGTTGATGGATTAAGTCAATCAACTGTAGATAAGTATCGTAAAGAAAATCCCGGATCCAAACTTAAAACCGCAGTCACAACACCACCATCTAAATTAAAAAAAGGATCTGCAGATTGGAAAAGACGTAAAAACTTTTGCAGTCGTTCTCAAAGTTGGGATGGGGAAAGAGGTAGAGCAGCACGTCGTCGTTGGAACTGTAACTAATGAAATCATTTAAGCAATTTCTATTAGAAACTATTAATATTTCGGGAGATTTTAATGGAAATCTCTACGTTAATAGTTCAACACAAGATTCACAAAATGCAGTAGAAGAATCGTTTTTTGCCGATATGGTTTGGGATGGTAAATTATATCGGATAGAAGTTGAAGGAGATATTATGTCCAAAAATGAATTAACAGAACATATTCAGTCTGAATATCCTGGCGCCATTGTCCATAATGTATATCCTTCATCGTCTAAATCATTAAAAATAAAATCAGCACAAAGGTATCAACCAGAAAGACTATCTTGGAGTGAATAATTCATGGCTCAGTGGAATAAAAACAATCAAGATTATTTGAATCAAGAACGAACGCTCTTTGAAGTTTACATGAGGGCGGATAAGTTTGGAAACATTTACGACGATCTAGGGCAGGGATTTTCTGGTGATCTTTTTGGAAGATTAAAGGTATCACAACCATTTACAATTTTTGATTCATCTCATAGATACTCGCAAGATGGGGATTTTAGTGATGCGATTCTTGGAGTAGGGTCAACGGTCGGAATTATAACATCACAAAGTACTGCAACATTGCAAGTTGGGACTGCTAGTGGATGCTCAGTTATACGTGAAAGTAAAAGGGTATTTTCCTATCAACCAGGAAAAGCATTACAAATTCTTCAAACATTTGTCTTTAATCCAGCAAAAGAAAATCTTGTACAAAGGGCTGGTTATGCTTCCTCGGAAAACGGAGTGATGTTGGAACTTGATGGTTCTCAAATTAATATTATAAAAAGAACTGCAATATCCGGAGTTGGAACTACTATTAAAGTTCCCCAATCTGAATGGAATGTAGATACTCTGGATGGTACGGGAATAAGTACAAGTAATCCCAGTGGAATTAACTTAGATTTAACCAAGGCACAAATTCTTTTTAGCGAATATGAGTGGTTAGGTGTTGGATCAGTAAGAGTTGGATTTGCAATTGATGGGAAGTTTATAGTTGCACATCAATTTAATCATGCAAATAAACTTGATAGTGTTTATATGACTACAGCATCTCTTCCTATTAGATATGAAATTTTTAATGCTGGTATTACAACATCATCATCTACTATGAAACAAATTTGTGCTTCTGTGCAGTCTAATGGTGGATATGAAAAAAGAACATCGTTAGAAGTTGCAAGAAGAACAACGTCAGTGACAGTAAGCTCATCATCATTTATTCCAATGGCAAGTATTCGTCTTGCTAACGGAAGAGAAGACTCTATAGTTATTCCTTATGAAATATCAGTTCTTCCAGATAGTCAATCAGCATCATCTTATGAAGTTGCATTGATTAAAAATGCAACTTTAACCAATCCTTCTTTTGCAACAACTTCAACTCTAACACCAAATATTGAAGTTGATTTTTCTGCATCTGCTCTTACTGGTGGAACAATTATAAGAAATGATTATGTGACATCTGCAAATAAATCAACTCCACCCCTTAATGTTCGTGACGATTACAACTGGGATATGCAACTAGGAAGAACTCAATCAAAAGTTAGTGATATATACACATTGGCAATAAGGGCAATTAGCGGTTCTGGAACTGCGATTGGTTCTTTAAGTTTTTATGATTTAACATAATTATGGCAATTCAGGATATACAATTAAAGCAGTCTGACGCTTATCTTTCAAATCCAAACTTAAAGAGAGCAAATACTCCAATCCAATGGACTGAAGAACAGATCATAGAATTCCTTAAATGTAAGGATGATCCAGTATATTTTGCTAGAAATTATATTAAGATTGTTTCTCTGGATCATGGTCTAGTACCATTTAAAATGTATCCATTTCAAGAGAAACTTGTAAATAATTTCCATAAGCATAGATTTAATATCTGCAAGATGCCTCGTCAAACAGGCAAATCTACTACCTGTGTTTCTTACTTATTACATTATGCCGTATTTAATGATAATGTAAATATTGCAATCTTGGCAAACAAAGCATCTACGGCAAGAGACCTTTTAGGAAGACTTCAACTTGCATATGAGAACCTTCCTAAGTGGATGCAGCAAGGCGTTCTACAGTGGAATAGAGGAAGTTTGGAGCTGGAGAATGGTTCAAAGATAATGGCGGCGTCTACGTCGGCGTCAGCGGTGCGTGGTGGATCTTACAATATTATCTTTTTGGACGAATTCGCTTTCATTCCAAATCATATTGCGGATGATTTCTTTGCATCTGTTTATCCTACCATTTCTTCGGGACAAAGTACAAAAGTAATCATCGTTTCCACGCCTCGCGGTATGAATCATTTCTACCGAATGTGGCATGATGCTGAACGTAGTAAAAATGAATATATTCCGACCGATGTTCATTGGTCAGAAGTTCCCGGTAGAGATGAGAAGTGGAAAGAGCAAACAATTGCAAACACTTCTGAGCAGCAATTCAAAACAGAGTTTGAATGTGAATTTTTAGGATCTGTTAATACATTAATTAATCCATCTAAATTAAAAACCCTTGTATATGATGATCCACTAAAGAGAAATCGTGGAATGGATGTTTATGAAGATCCAAAGAAAGAAAGAAATTATCTCATAACCGTTGATGTTGCAAGAGGAATAGGTAATGACTATTCAGCATTTATAGTATTTGACATTACAGAGTTTCCATATAAAGTTGTAGCAAAGTACAAGAATAATGAAATAAAGCCGATGCTTTTTCCAAGTATCATCGATGAGGTTGCTAGGGGATATAATTATGCCTATGTTTTAGCGGAAATTAATGATATTGGAGATCAGGTTGCAAATATTTTACACTTCGATCTAGAATATGATAATATTTTGATGTGCTCTCAAAGAGGTAGAGCTGGTCAATTAGTTGGGTCTGGATTTAGTGGAAAAAAATCTCAATTGGGAGTTAGAATGACTTCAGCAGTCAAGAAATTGGGATGCTCTAATTTAAGAACTTTAGTTGAAGATGATAAATTACTGATAAACGATTATGATATTATCAGTGAACTAACAACTTTTATTCAAAAACATAATTCTTTTGAAGCAGAAGAAGGTTGTAATGACGATTTGGCAATGTGCCTAGTAATATTTTCTTGGCTTGTTGCTCAAGATTATTTTAAGGAAATGACTGACAATGATGTTAGGAAACGAATATATGAAGAACAAAAAAATCAGATAGAGCAGGACATGGCACCTTTCGGTTTTATATCTGATGGATTTGAAGAAATGGAAGTTATGGTTGATGAAAAAAATGGCGACAGATGGTTATTTGCAACAGCATCATCAAATAATCAACCTTTAGAAGTTTGGAATATAGATGAATATGGTGATAGATCTTACATGTGGGACTACATGTAATTAGACTAATTTATAAATAATTTTAGAATATTCTGGACTTATAGAGGAGAGAAAGATGCCGCTAAATTTAGCATCTCCTGGGATTGTAGTAAGAGAAGTTGATTTAACAACAGGGAGAGTTGATCCAGCTTCTAACAGAATTGGGGCGATTGCTGCACCATTCCAAAAGGGGCCCATTAATGTGCCGATTGTAGTTGAAAGTGAGAAAGATTTATTTTCGATATTTGGCGGTCCTTTGCCAGTTGATAAACATTATGAAAGTTGGTATGTAGCATCGTCATTTTTGGCCTATGGTGGCAATTTAAGAGTTCTTAGAGCAGATGATCCTGATCTAAAAAATGCATCGTACCCAGAAACAGCAAATATTAAGATTTTAAGTGCTGAGAATTATGCACAACTAGGATATAGTGAAAATACTATTACATCTGCAAGTATCGTAGCAAGAAATCCAGGATCCTGGGGTAATGGGTTAAAGGTTTGCTTAATTGATGCAAAAGCAGATCAGATAATTGGAATAGCAACTACTGGAGTTGTAGGACTTGATGGAACTGATATTAAAGTTGGACATGGAGTTACTCAACCAATAACATCTGCTCTTCCCGGAATTGGAACTATTTCGACTTTAGATGGTTATTTGAAAGGAATGGTTACTGAGGTTAATAAAGGAAGTATTTCAGTAAAAGTTCTTTCTCATGTTTCTGCCGCAAATACTGTAACTGATGTTGATTATCAGCCAGGTGGAGTTTATCAATTCTCTTCTGGTTCCAATCTAGTTTTTACCGATATCGGTCAAACTGTTGGTTATGGGACAACATCATCTACAAACTTATCTTTCTCAGATTGGTTTGATCAACAATACATTGAGGTTAGCAGTGGTTCCAGATATTATTGGAAAAATTTAGCAGATAGACCATCGACAACGGCATTTGCTAAAGATAGATTAGGTAAAAATGATGAACTTCATATTATTGTAATTGATGATACTGGAGCAATTACCGGAAGTGCTGGAAATATTTTAGAGAAGCATCTTGGTCTTTCTAAAGCGGTAGATGCTGAATTTGCTGCTGGATCACCATCTTATTGGAGAAGATATTTAGAACTTAATTCTGGTTATATTTTTGGTGGAAAAGCACCAGCAGGAATTACAACTATAAGTTATTCTTCACAATTTACTTTACAAACAACTAGTAGTGGATGGGATCAAAAAGCAGCAAACACCATATTTGCGGCAACTGGATCAAATCCTCTAACTCTTGGTGGTGGTAAAAATTATAATGGAGAAACTGGAATTACGACAACTGGTGCAATGGCAACCAGTATTACAAACTTAGCAGAAGCTTATGATGTTGTTTCCAGTTCAGAGAATTTTAAAGTTGATTTCTTATTAATGGGAAGTGCAAACTATAATAAAGCTTCCGCACAATCTCTTGCAAATAAGTTGATTTCTGTGGCAGAAAATAGAAAAGATTGTATTGCATTTATTAGTCCATATAGACAAGCATTCATTAATGATTCAACTCCAGGAACAGCAACAGTAAACTCTTCCGAATTTATAACTAACGAATTAGTTAGTTATTATTCACCAATCACTTCATCTTCGTTTGCGGTATTTGATTCTGGATATAAGTTAATGTATGATAGATTTAATGATGCATTTAGATATATTCCTTTAAATGGAGATATTGCTGGTCTTTGCGCCAGAAATGATATTAACAACTATCCATGGTTCTCTCCCGCTGGAACATCTAGAGGTGGAATTTTAAATGCTATTAAATTGGCATATAATCCATCCCAATCTCAAAGAGATAGACTTTATAGCAATAGAATTAACCCAGTAGTATTTTCTCCTGGTTCTGGAATTGTTCTTTTTGGTGATAGAACAGGATTAGCAAAACCATCTGCGTTCGATAGAATTAACGTTAGAAGATTATTCATCTATATTCAAGATGCAATATCCTCTGCAGCGAAAGATCAACTGTTTGAATTTAATGATGAAATAACGAGAACTAACTTTACCAATATAGTTGAACCATTCTTGCGCGACATTCAAGCAAAGAGAGGTATTACTTCCTATAAAGTTGTTTGCGATGAATCAAATAACACTGCTGCTGTGATTGATAGTAATGAATTTGTTGCCGACATTTATATTCAACCAACCAGATCTATCAACTTTATTGGACTAACCTTTGTTGCCACCAGAACTGGTGTTTCATTTGAAGAAATTGTTGGAACTGTTTAATTAACAAAAAGAGGTAAAAAACAATGACTTTAAGAACAATCACAGATTTCAAAAATAAATTAACTGGTGGTGGAGCAAGGGCTAACCTCTTTGAAGTTAGTATAACTTTTCCAACTACCTTAACTGGAAATGATGCAGATTTGGAAAGATTCATGGTTAAGGCAGCTGCCTTACCAGCTTCTAATATTGGTCCAGTAGAAGTTCCATTTAGAGGTAGAATCTTAAAAGTAGCAGGAGATAGAACCTTTGATACTTGGACTGTTACAGTTTTAAATGATACTAATTTTACGCTCAGACATGCATTTGAGGATTGGATTAACAAAATCAACAACGTTGATACTGCAACTGGTTTAATCACTCCTACAGATTACATGGAAGAAGCTAAAGTATCTCAATTAGATCGTGACGGAACTGTTCTAAGAACATATAGACTACATGATGTGTTTCCAACTAGCGTTTCTCAAATTGATCTTTCGGCAGAATCTTCAGACACAATTGAAGAATTTACTGTTGAGTTCCAAGTTCAATGGTGGGAAGCAGAAAAGGGTGATGGCGGTGCTGCCGGAGGTGGAGATATTGCTACCAACAAAACATCAACATCATAATAAATAATACAAGAAGTTTAATAAAACTATAATATGGCAAAACTATTTGGTTTTTCAATTGATGATGGTATTGATAAATCTAAATCTATAGTTTCCCCCGTACCTCAAACCAATGAGGACGGGGTTGATAATTATATTGCTAGTGGATTTTATGGATCATACGTCGATATTGAAGGTGTATATAGGACTGAGTATGATCTAATCAAAAGATATAGAGAAATGGCATTACACCCTGAATGTGATAATGCCATTGAAGATGTTGTCAATGAAGCAATAGTAAGTGATCTTTATGATTCTCCCGTAGAAATTGAACTTTCAAATTTAGACATTAGTGATAAACTTAAAAAGATTATAAGAGAAGAATTTAAATATATTAAAGAAGTTTTAGACTTTGATAAAAAGTGTCATGAAATCTTTAGAAATTGGTACATTGATGGAAGATTATTCTATATGAAAGTTATTGATATCAAAAAACCTGAGGAAGGAATTAAAGATATCAGATATATTGACCCAATGAAGATCAAGTATGTTAGACAAGAAAAGAAGAACGATAATGCTGACAATATAGCGGTTAAAAACGGATTGAGAGATGTTCAAAAAACATTTACTCCGGAATTTGAAGAGTATTATGTATACACCCCAATACCAAAAAGTCCTCTTGGTTCAGTATCAAGTTTATACAGTCAAAAATCAATTAAGATTGCTAAAGATTCAATAACTTTTTGTCATTCGGGATTGGTTGATAGAAATAAAGGGACGATCTTATCTTATCTACATAAAGCAATTAAGGCACTCAATCAACTAAGAATGATTGAGGATTCTTTGGTTATCTATAGATTATCAAGAGCTCCAGAAAGAAGAATTTTCTATATTGATGTTGGTAAT